TCATCGCCTGCAGACCCCACTAAACAGGGGGCGAGATCATCCCGGAAACCGGGGGCGCAATCATCTCGGAACAAAGGGGCGGCTTCATCGGAATCGGCACTCCGTAGGTAAGGCCCTTCGAAATAGTTTGAAATCAGCTGCTTAGCAACACAAACTCATCTCAGCACGTTAAGTCAATCGTAGTCGTTCCGCCGCCTCCGGGTGGCTTTTTCGCGTCCGGTAGTATCCGGACTGTACTAAGGAGAAGGCCAGTGGCCATTAAAGCAATCATCGACAGCCTCGATAGTGTCGAGGAGGAGTACCGCTCCCTCTACGAGGAGAAGGACGGCAAGTTCGTCCTCGCAATCGAGGGCATAGAGTCCCATCCTGGCGCCGCAGCGCTCAAGGCCGCTCTCGATCGCGTCCGCGGCGAGAAGCGCACCCTCAGCGACAAACTGACGGCAGCCGAAAGCAGGCTGGAAGGCTTGCCCGAAGATTTCGACCGCGAGGCATTCGAGACCCTCCGCCAGCAGGCTGAAGGCAAAGAACCTCCGAAGATCGAAGAACGCCTCGCAGCGCAGAAGACGCAGCTCGAGGCGAAGTTCGCCAAGGACCGCGAGAGGCTCGAAGCCCGGGCAAACAAGCTGGACAGCACCCTCCGCCGTGTGATGGTCGACGACGGCCTGACCAAAGCTCTGCTCGACGCTGGCATCGACAAAAACTACCTGCCGGCCGCGAAGGCGCTCCTGAAGGAGAAGGGTCAGATCAAGCTCGTCGAGGACGACGTTGCAATTCAGGTCTTCGCCGATGATGGCGTGAACGATCGGACGCCGCTGAGCGACTACGTCCGCAGCTGGGCGGGTCAGGACGAAGGAAAGGTATTCGTCGCAAAGCCAACTGGCGGCGATGCCAAGGGCGGCGACGGCCGTCAATTCAGTGACAATCCTTGGGACAGCAGCAACGGCAAGAAGCCGAACCTGACAAAGCAACAGCAACTCGTTCAGGAGAATCCGTCGAAGGCTCGCCAGATGGCGCAGGCCGCCGGCGTCACTCCGAACTGGTAACACCGGCGCCAGTGGCGCCACCGCAGACGAGGTCATGCCCAGTGGGGTGACCGAGACCATCCACCCCACATCCTCCAAACGATAGGAGCCTTGCAATGGCAACGACCCGCCTGAGCGACGTCATCTACGGCCCGCTCTTTCTCCCCACGACGATCCAGCGCATCGCGCAGCTTTCGCGCATCCGCAACTCTCCGATCGTTTCCACCGACGGCGAGCTTCAGCGCTTTGCCAACGGCCCCGGTGATCTCGTCCAGATGCCGTTCTGGAACGACCTGACCGGCAATTCCAACGTCTCGACGGACGATCCGGCCCAGACCGCGACGCCCAATAAGCTGACCCAGGGTCAGGACATGGCTCGCAAGATCCGCCGCAACAATGGCTGGCAGTCCGCCAACCTTGTTGCGTCCATGCTTGCCGAAGATCCACTCGACGCCGTTGCCCAGCTCATTGCAGAGTACTGGGTCCGCGAAGAGCAGCGGATCATGGGCCAGCAAATGAAGGGCGTCTTCGCCGCGGCCAGCATGGCGGGCAACGTTCTCGATGTCGCTTCGGAAGACGGTGCCGTTTCGCCCGTCAATCTCGACGCCGAGATCGCAGCAAATGCTTACGCGCTGCTCGGCGAATACGGCACGAGCCTGTCGGCGGTCCTCATGCACTCGCGTGTGTTCTATAACCTCCGCGCGGCGCGTGCGATCGAGAAGTTCAAGGATCCGGCAACCGGCCTCGACTTCGACATGTGGGACGACAAGGTCGTGTATGTCTCCGACCAGTGCCCGCGTGAAGCAGGTGCGACCTCGGGCTTCAAGTACACGTCGTATCTCTTCGGCAATGGTGCGATCGGCTATGCTGAGGCCACGGGCGAGGGCGGACCGAAGAAGCCGGTCGAGATCGACAGCGTTGCGGCCGCCGGCAACGGTGAAGGCGTGGAAACTGTCTGGTACCGCCGCCACTGGGTCATGCACCCACGCGGCGTTGCCTTCTCGGGCACGCCCGCATCTGCCTCCGGCGTGACTGACGCCGAACTCGCCACCGGCACTAACTGGACTCGGGTCTACGATCCGAAGCTCGTCCGCATGGTTGCCGTCGTCACCAACGGCTGAGGTTAGGGGCTTCTGCCCTACCCATATTATCCTCAATCTGGAGAAATATCATGACCGATCATGAGAACGATCCGCTTCTTGCGGAGGCGATCGCACGTCGTGACGAGAGCCGCGCGCAGATCCTGCGTTCCCGCGCCAACCGGCTCGGCGGCTCCGCCGTCGACCGGCTCGCCAATGCATTCGACAAAATGGCCGAACAGGCTGAGAAGGCTGCACGTCAGTCTTCCTCAGCTCTGTCAGACCTCGAGCCGATCAAGCCCGATCCGGAAGGCACCAGCCGCTCCCTCGCGGACAGTGAAGGGAACTTCCCCGCCAATGCTGAAGTCGCTGCGGCTGGCGGTGTAGGTATTAAAGCCAGCAACACCGATGTTTCCACCGGGAAGCCCGCCCAGACCATCGAACAGGCGGGCGTGGCAGTGACGTCCGGCGCTCAGAAGATCGTGGGAGATCAACCGGTTGGCGGCGCTGGTTCGACCGAAGAGCGATCCAAAGTTGAGATTCCGGCTAACTGGCGCGATCTCACCTGGCAGGAACGCCGCTCACTCGCTTCCAAGCTCAGTGACGATCCAATCAGCAATGGTGAAGAAGCCAATGCTGCAATCGACGCCGAGTTGAAGCGCCGCGGCTAAGGGGTGCTGAGAGTGGGAGGATGACCTCCCACTCTCAATCCAGCGGGAAGCGAACGGCCGACGGCGGTACAGCCTTTTGAGGTGCGAGCTCGCCAAGACCTGGTTTATCAACAACAACGTCGTCCGGAGCTGACATGGCTGTGATCTACGGCACCCTCCCTGGCGCGCTCGCCTATCAGCAAGCCCGAGGCAATGCTGCTTGGGCGTCAACCGGCGACGACGAGGCAAAACAAGCGGCACTGCTCCGCGGCTCCGTATGGGTCGACAACACCTACCGGTCCCGCTTTTCAGGCAGGAAGACCGGTGGCCGTTCCCAAGAGCGTGAATGGCCCCGGACCGATGCGACCGACGCTGCCGGCGATGACATCGATGCCGACGAGGTGCCAACTGAGATCGAGGAAGCCACCTACGAGGCGGCGCTGCGCGAACTGACGAAGCCAGGCTCGCTCGCTCCGGATTTCAATGGTTCGAAGCTGGTGAAATCCGAGCGGAAGAAGATCGGCCAGATCGAGAAAGAAACTGAATACGTGGAGGCGAGTGCGCGCGCGTCGATACCAGTGTTCGCTCTCATCGACGGCATCCTGGCAAGCCTTTTGGCTCCGGCCAAAGGCAACACATCCACCTCGCTACTCTGCAGGGTCTGATGGCTACGTTCGATTACACTGAGATGCAGGCGACCGCGCACGAGCTCATCGAAGAGTTCGGTCAGGCCGGTACAGTGAAGCGCGTGACGCCTCCGGATCCTGTCTACGGCGGCGAGCCGATTGTGACATCCTATCCAGCCACGCTCGTGCCAATGGCCTACGAGGCCCGCTACATCGACGGCACGGTCATCCAGACCGGCGACATGCAGATTTACATCTCGGCCGTCGGTCTCTCGATCGAGCCCACCGTCGGGGACGTCGTCACCGCCAATGGCGTCGATTACGCCATCATTAACGGCGACCCGAACAAGTACGATGGCATCACGCCGGTCGTCTTCATCGTCCAGGGACGGATTGGGGGTAGTCGCGCCTAACGTACCCCACGGATTGTAACAAAGAGGAAACCTACCTATTGCAAGGACAGGCGAATATGGGTGGGCCAACAAGGATGACTGTTATTTTTGCAGGTGCGTTTGACGACTGCGCTGTTATTGGAGCGGACACGAGGCGAGCGGACCAAGTGACTGGGCGAACCGCGGGCGAGTTCCACAAGATCGTCGAGTGCAACGGCAAGGTAAGCGCAGCGAAAGCGGGATATGGGCCCGATGCGGATGGCATATGGGAAGTGGTCAAATCTCACCCGCGGCGCGATCACTTGACGTCTGACGATGTCGCAGAGCTGTTACGCGCTGAGGGGACGTCGCTGTACCAGCGATGCTTATCGCGAGCGCGTGCAATGGGCGAACGCGACCCAGGACTCTATGTTCTAGTGGCTGGCGTTGGGCGAGATGGCGCATACAAGATTCACGCGCTGAACTTTGGGCTGAATGACTTTGTGGATTTTGCGGGTCCGGGCAGGGTGCTTTGTTATGGTCCCAGAGTTGAATGCAATGACTTCGCCCTCAATGCGCTAAAGAGCATGCTTTCATTAGACGAGACATCATTGCGCGCACCAGTTGACCGCTGGGCTGTAGAAGTTACGAGGCAATGCAATGAGTGGGCGCCTAATTTTGTTGACTTTCCGGTGTCAGTAAATCTGGTCGTTGCCGAAGGAACAGTATCCCGATCGTTCGGGCGTAACATTGCCTTAGACCCGCTGTTTAATCGTAGAATAGCGCCACGATAGTCAAACCAAAAGGCCCGCAAAAGCGGGCCTTTTTTCATAGGAAGATTGCAGCATGAGTGTGCCCGCACAGGACTTCCATAAACTCATGGAAGCGCCTGCCTCGAAGATATTCACCGTCCTCGTCGACCTCTACGGACGTGAGATCGCCGACAAGGTCGCCAAGGAAGTTATCAAGCCCGGCGTCGGCCCAAAGGTCGACTGGCCTAAGTGGTGAAAGGAACCGTCATGAAAATCCGCTTCGTGAAGAACTACAAGGGCCGCGGCGTCGGCGATACCACTGACATGCCGGATACCGAGGCCCGGGCTCTGATCGGCATCGGCCTGGCCGAGGAAATGCCGGCAGAGAAGGCCGCCAAAAAGGTCGAAAAGGGAGCGCAGGAATGAACCGGCGCTCCTTCTTCGGCTTTGCCTTTGGCGGCGCTATAGCCGCGCCTGTTGCGATCCTGGTTGGCGAGCAGCCGGCGACCGACTACATCCACGGCGAAATCCTGCCGCTTGAGCCCATCGCCCCGAGCCCGATCACGATCGAGGTGATCAAGGCAGAGGTGCAGAGCGTCGTAGCACTAGCAATGCGCCAGGCTGAGGAAATCAGACTGCGCGGGCTTGCCGCCGGTCAGTCGCGCTATTTCGCTCGGAAGGCCTAAGCCTTGGCGTCTCTTCGCCAGCAGCTCGACGCGCTCATTGAAGAGCTTTCCCCAGCCATGGAGAAGGCATTCCGAGAAGCGATCGAGGACATCAAATCCGAGGTCGTCTTGAAAGAGGTCGTCGAGAGGCTGGAACGCCGAGACGTCGATGGCGCCATTGCGGCGCTGCATATCGACCCGGCAGCCTTCCGTCCGCTCTCCGAGGCGATCCGGACTGCATTCAATTCCGGTGGCCTTCTCGTCGTCAAGAACATGCCGCGCCTGTCGGACCCGGCGGGCGGCCGTGTCGTCTTCAGGTGGGACGTGCAGAACCAGCATGCCGAGCAGATCATCCGCGAAGCTTCGTCGACGATGATCACGCACGTCACCGAAGATACGAAGCAGATGGCCCGCGAGCGGATTGAAGCAGGCTATGCCAAGGGGCAGGGGCCGAACACGATTGCTCTCGACATCGCCGGCCGTATGAACCGGGTCACCGGTCGCCGTGAGGGCGGTTTGCTTGGTATGACGTCGCAGCTTGCCCGCACGGTCGAGAACGCGCGCACGGCGCTCCTCTCGGGAGACGTAGAGGGCATGAAGCACTACCTGACGCTGACGCGCCGGGATAAGCGCTTCGATCGGCAGGTTGCCAAGGCCATACGCGAGGGCAAGCCTCTTGCGGCCGACGCCGTGCAGAAGATCACCGGCCGTCTGGCGGACCGCTATGTTCAGCTCCGCGCCCAGACCATCGCCCGGACAGAAACGCAATCGTCTGTCCACGCCGCGAAGCATGAAGCCTATCAGCAGGGACTGGACCGCGCCGGCCGTGATGCAAGCCTTGTCACCCGCCGTTGGCGTTCGGTCGGCGACGGCCGTGTCCGCCACACGCACCAGGTCCTGAATGCCGAAGAGGTGACAGGCATGGACCTGCCGTTCCAGTCGCCATCGGGCGCTATGATGCGCTTCCCAGGCGATACCAGCCTCGGCGCGGGAGCTGCCGAGATCATCGGTTGCCGCTGCCACGTCGAATATAACTTCGACTTCGCCGAGGAATACGCCAGATCGCGAGGCCGATATTGGCTGAGAACAATCTGAGCTTCGCCGCACAGGTGTCGGAATGGGTGCAGGCGGAGAAGGAACGCGAGGCGGCCGTCCTGCGCACGGCTGCGCAGATGGTGGCGAACAACGTTCGGACATCGGTTGCGGAGGGTGGGCGCATCCCGGTCGATACCGGCAACCTCAAGAATTCGCTGATGGCATCGACTTCCACAATGCCGCGCGTAGATGAGGGCGAGAGGGAATATCCGGATCAGAGCGGAGAGATCGAACTCATCATCTCCAACCTCGACGTCGGCGAGACGCTCTACCTCGGATTTCAGGCCGCCTACGGCCCCCGCATGAATTACGGCTTCGTCGGGCAGGACAGCCTCGGGCGCGTCTACAATCAGCAGGGGTTCGGCTTTGTCGATGCCGAGGCTCAGACCTGGCCGCAGACGGTCAAGGAAGCTGAGGCGAAGGTTCGCGGTCGCTTTGAAGCGGGTCCGTCCCCTCGGACATGATGATCAAAGCCTTTTGAAGGACATCGAGATCGCGGATCGCGGCGGAAAGAACCTGCCGGCCGTTCTCGGTTCTCACTGTCTTGTTGAGCAGCAGCGATTGCGCCTCGTGCAGGAGGTCATGCACCTCGGTATCTGAGAGCGCTTTGTTTTCGGCCATTGGCCAAGGGGTAGCACGATGGCCGAAACCGTAGAAGAGAAAATCTTCCGCGCGCTGATTGAGCGCGTCCGGATCATGCCTCTGCCCGCCGGTTGGACGATCGCCACACATGTCGCCTTCCCGGGCGTCGCCTTCACGCCGACGGCTTCCAAGCCATTCCTCAGCATCGAGGTGCATTTCAACCGCTCGATCGAGACCGACATCTCAATGGAGATGGACCCGATCCGACAGGGCTTCATGCGTGCGAATGTGATGTGGCCGAAGGGGCAGGGCATGTTTCAGGCGATCGACTTCGCCGGCAAGGTCCGCGCCTTCTTCCGCCGTGGAACGCGGCTCACCTTCGAGGGCACCCGAACAGACATCAACGAGGATCCGGAGCTCGGGCCTCATATCACCGGCGATACGCACATCGCGCAACCGGTCACCATCCGTTGGCAGTGCATGCCAGCAGTTCCGGCCTGATTGGCCCTGCCGCTCCGCGCCTTCGGCAAGCGCAATCAGACAGAAAGGATTGAGCTATGGCTCAGCTGTACCCAGTCGCGGGCGCGAAGATCTATATCGGGCCGGCGGTGAATAACGTTCCGGATGACGCCGATATCAACGAGGCCCTCTTCTCGTCGGTCGCCTTCACCGAAATCAAAGGCTGGCAGACGATGGGCGCGATCGGCGACGCCGCGGCGCTTATCACCGAGTCGGTCATTTCGTCCGGCCGCGATCTGAAGGCGAAGGGCACGCGAAACGCCGGTTCGATGCAGAACAACTTCATCATCCTTCCGGATGACGTCGGGCAGATCGCGCTTATCGAAGCCGAGGCAACGCCCTACAACTATCCGTTCAAGCTGTTGTTCAACGACGCGCCGCCAGCGAAAACGTCGACGGTTACGATCACCGTCGCGACCCCTGGCGTGATCTCTTGGAATGCTCATGGCCTAGCCGCCGGCACTCCGGTCAAGTTCTCGACGACTGGCGCGCTGCCGACAGGCCTCACGGCTGGCACTACCTATTACGTCGTCAGCCCGTCGGCGAACGACTTTCAGGTCGCGGCAACTCCGGGCGGGGCAGCGATCGCCACCAGCGGTACGCAGTCGGGCACCCATACCGCCACGACCGCGCCGACGGGAACGACGAAGTACTTCTACGGCATCGTCATGACCGCCCAGGAGAACGGCGGCGGCGCCAACACCGCTCGTCTGCTGCAGGGCAACGTCGAAATCAACAGCGCCGTTCTGACGGTCGCTCCGGTCGGTGGTGCGTAATGGCTGAAGAGTTTGTCGACCTTTCCGGCCTCGAAGCCCTCGTCCAATCCCAGGAGGAGGGTATCGAGATCGATATCCTCAATGAGCAGGACAAGCCGATCGGCCTCAAGATCCGCGTAGTCGGTCCGGATAGCGACCGGATGCAAAAAGCAATGCGCGACGTCGCCGCCGAGTTTGCCAAGGCGGCAGCGGAGCGCGAAAGCCTGGGCGAGGCGCCGGCCTACGACAGCGATGCTCGCTTGGTCGCCATTCTGGCGAAGGCGACCGTCAGCTGGTCGCCGAACCCGAAGATCGGCGGCAGTGTTGTGCCCTTCTCTGAGGAGAATGTTCGCAACCTTTACAGCAAGTTCCGGATCATCCGTGAACAGGTCGAGGTCCGCGCGGTTCGCCGCGGCTCTTTTACCAAAGGCTGATCGACCGGCTCTGTAAGCTTATCGTCGATCAGCACGAGGGCAAGAAGCTGACGGTTCCGGCGGCCGGCCAACAGGTCTGGTTCTGGTTCCAGGAACTTGACGCGCAGCGCACAGGCAATGGCTACGGGCCTAACGCCCTCGGCTTTGTCGCAATCGCAGAATGGGCGAGGCTCCGCGGCATCGTCCTCAAACAATGGCAACTCGACGCGATCCTCGCTCTCGACATCAAGCGTCGCCAGGTCATGGCGCCCAAGGATGAGGAGCCGGAGAAAGCCGAAGTTGTTTCCGAGCGCCCGCTCACCTCACGTCTGTTTGATGCGCTATTCCCCAGCAAGCGCCGATGACGAGCCGGTCTATCAAGAGCACTTCACATAGATGGAATAGATGCGAGCGGGGCGACCTAGACCATAGGTTCCTGTGTTGATCACGGACTCACGAACGATCCGACCAGCAGGGCACTGGCTCTTGAGATAGTTCAAGGCAAACCTGTCGCGGTTGGTCTTGTCGTCAGGATTGTAGCCGAAATCGAGTGTGTTTCGCAGGTGAACGACATAGTCAGCGCCGGCAGCGGTGGATGGTTCGACCCTCACATCACCGGTCGTCTCAAGCATACGCATCTGGGTTTGGCAGCCCGTCATCGCCAGCATGGCGATCAGTATCGCGGCTCTTTTCAAGTCGGATCCTCCATCCTTGAGAGAATAAACCAATGACCGAAGCAACGCTTGGTTTCAAGATCGACAGTTCGCCGGCAGTCAAAGGCGCGGCTGACCTCGATCATCTGACGGCAGCCGCTGGCCGCACTCAACAGGCTGTTGGCAAGCTCGAGAACGAGGTCGAGCAGCTCGGCGGCGCGCTTGGGAAGGCAGGGCAGGGCGCTGGCAGGCTCAAGCCTCCGATCGATGATCTCGGCCGCTCGTTCGGAGCGCAGGATGAGCATGTGCGCGCCTTCCGCATGGAAGTCGAGCGGCTCACGCTGAAGTATCAGCCCTTGGCGAAAGCCACGCGGGATTACGAGGCGTCGATCGGCGAGATCCAGCGAGCCCACAAGCTCGGCGCCATCACGGCGCAGGAGATGACGCAGGCGCTCGATCGTGAGCGCCAGGCATATGAGAGGCTGAAGACGTCGGCGACGGCGGCCGGCGCTGCGGTGAAGGCTGCGAACACGAACCGTCCGGGCGCGCAGGGCTTCAACTCTGCCAATGCTGCGTTCCAGTTCCAGGACATCGCCGTCACGGCCGCCATGGGCATGAACCCGCTCATGATCGGCCTGCAGCAGGGAACGCAGCTTGCGTCCGTTCTCGGCTCGATGGAGCGGCCGGTCTCCGGTCTGGCCTCGGCCTTCGCGTCGCTCATCAGCCCTGTTTCGCTGGTCACGATCGGTTTGACCGCCGGTACCGCCGCGCTCGTTCAGTATTTCATGACGGCCGAAAGCGGGACCGACAAGACGAGCAAGCTTTTCGAAGAGCAGAACGACCTGATCCGGCGCGCTGCCGCTCTCTGGGGCGATGCTGCGCCGCAGCTGAAGGCCTACGTCGACGAGCTGGACCGCGCCGACAAGATCACTCAGGGTCGCGAAGCTGGGGAAATCCTTGCCGGCCGGGAGCTTGAGGGCCTTGGCGAGGAGTTGCAGGGTGTCAACCGGCAGTTCTCCGAGGCGGTTCGCGGGCTCCGCAGCCTCGATGCTGATCCTGCGTTCATCCGGGATTTCTCGCAGGCCTTCGGTGACCTGCGCGAGCGCCTCGATGAGGGTACCGCATCGATAGCGGACATCAACAACGCTCAGCGCTTCCTTTCTGAAGCGGTGGACCGCTATGGCATCAAGTCTGTTCTCGGTTTCCGGGACGCCTTCGACCTCATTACCAAGTCGATCCGAGACAGCATCGAAGCTTCACGCGAAGCGCGCGCTGCTTGGATTGCGGGCATCGCCGGCGCCGATAACGTTCAGGACATCATCTCCGGATCGTTCTTCACCGAAAACGGCAGGACGATGCGCACCGCGGACTTCATGCCACGCAACCCGGGTGTTCCGACCAGCCGACCGAACATCGAGTTGAGCGGTGATCCGGATGCCACGACCATCTTAAACTCTGATGGCCGGCTTACATCCGTGCCGGTACCGGGCCAGAAGCCGAATTTCTTCGAGCTCGAAACGCAGAAGGAGAAGGTCGACGACGTCACCAAGGCATACCGGCAGGCGGCCGAGGCAAAGGCTGACTTCTGGCTCGACATCTCGTTTCAGGAGCGTCAGGCGGAACGCAGCGCTATCGATCGGCAGGTAGCCACCACGCTCACCCGCTACGGCTTCAACGAGGATCTGAATTCCCCTGAGGCCAACGCCATCCGCCAAGGCCTGCGCCGAGATGAAGCGAAGGACGCCTTCAAGGGGTTCTTCGACGGCATCCACCAGGAGGCATGGGCGAACGGCGGAAAGATCGGCGATGCAATCGTCAAGTCGGCTCTAAGTGCTGCGCAGAAGGCCAGCGAAAAGGCGTGGGATGCCATCTTTGATCAATTGGCTACCGCTGCCGCCAATTGGCTGACCGGCGGAAGCGGGAAGTCTTCCGGAGCCGGCGGCGTCGTAAGCAATCTGCTAGGTGGGGCAGCGAACGACAACGCCTCCTTTGCCGCGCCGGTTGGCGCAGTGGCGCGTTCGTCGCTCGGTCCGGTTTCGGGCTCCGGTGCGGAACTGGCATGGAACTTCTGGAAGTCGAAGGGGCTCGCCGACCATCAGGTCGCCGGCGTCCTCGGCAACATCAAGGCCGAAAGCGCCTTCAACCCGCTCGCCGTCGGTGACGGTGGAAACGCCTTCGGGCTGTACCAGCACAACGACCGCAGGAACAACCTGTTCAATGCGATCGGCGGGAAGGGAAATCTGAGCAACGCCCTGGCGCAGCATGAATTTGCGTATAGCGAACTCATGGGGCCGGAAAGCCGCGCATGGCAGGCGTTGACGAGCGCCAAGGATGTTCGGGGCGCGACTGCGGCCTTCGCCGGCTTCGAGCGCCCGTCCGGTTTCTCGTGGGGCAACCCTGAAGGCGCTCACAACTTTGCCGGCCGGCTCGACGGCGCAGAAGAGGCGTTGTCGAAGTTCGGCGGAACCGCGCAGCAGGCAACTCAGGGCCTCGTGCAGCTCGGTTCGACGCTCCAAAGCATCCCACAGGCGCTCATGGCAAACGGCGGCGGTAGCGGCATTCTAAGCGGCCTGACGAAATACGGCATGGGACTGTTTTCGGGATCCGGCCAGTTCGCGAGCGCTTGGTTGAAGGGCGGTATAGGCCTTTACGCTGACGGCACGAGCTACGCGCCTGGCGGATTGTCGGTCGTCGGCGAACGCGGTCCGGAACTTGTCAACTTGCCGCGTGGATCGCAGGTGTTCGACACCAACCGGAGCGCCCGCATGATGGGGGGCAACGGCAACAGCAGCAGCGCTCCGGCAAACCTCAACGTTAACGTGATCGGTGCCAACGGCGATGAGCACGTCCGGGCCCTGGTGCGGCAAGGCGTTGGGCAGGCGCTGTCTCAGTATAACGAGCAGCAGCGGCGTGTTGGGTTCGGGGAAACGCAGAAGCGATTTGTAGCGCAGAAAGGCTGATGGATGGCAGTCTACATCAACCAGCCGACTGTGCCGATCATGTATCTTCGGCCGACCCGGGCGAGTTTCGACAATCCCGGGTCGGCGATCGACGGCGGCGTCAATGGTATCGGGGAGTCGATCAGCATCGAGACCAGCGGCGGCGGCATCGTCACGGCAACCTACGAACGATGCGTGCTGCAGGCTGACGACACCGAACGGCACGAGGTCATCAACTGGCTTGGGGCGCGCGGGAACGGCGGCTATCGCTTCTTCAACGTCCCGATCATCAACGACGGGATCGGGCCGTTCCCAATCATCAATGGCAAGAAGCGGCCGATCATCAAGGGCATTCCCCATTCCGACGGTTCGTTCTTCTCGGACGGCTCCGGCTACAGCCAGGCGACGGTCTACGGCGAGGTGACGGAAGCGGCCGGCCTCGGAGCCGGGATCCTGAAAATGCGCGTCTACGGCGCCGCGCGGCCGCTGCGTTGGTCGGATTGGTTCTCGATCTACCACCCAACCAAGGGCTGGCGCGCATATCGATACTGGGAGGTCATCTCTAAGACGAGCGAAATCAATCCGGTCTACACGCTTGCTATCGCTCCTCCGTTGCGCGAGGCGGTGACCGCCGGGACGCGTGCCGAGCTGGCGCGACCGATGTGCGTCATGAAGTTTCCGCGCGGCTTCACGCTGCCTTGGGACTATGAGGGCTGGTATCACTCGCGGCCGACGCTTCAGTTTACGGAGGCGTTCTGATGGAGTTCGTACCCTCGAACATTGTCGAGGAGATGCGCGGCAGCCATCAGCTCGGCATCTTCCTCAGGGTCGACACCGATCCTGCTTTGCACCTCTGGTTCGGGATCAACGATATTCCGGCCAACTTCGACAGCATCGACCCGACCGGGACGGTCTATCTGGGTGGCGGCCGCCTCATCGGCGTGCCAACGCTCGAGATATTGGTCAACGGTACCGCTGACAGCGTCGAGTTCACGCTTTCAGGTCTCGATCCGGCGACTTCGGCGAAGATGCTCGACAGCCTGCCGCCGGTGCGCGGCGCGGCCGTCCAAATGGGTCTGACGACGCTCGATCGGTATTTCCAGCCGATGAGCAGCATCATCCCGATCTGGACCGGTACCGCGTCACATACCGGAGAAGTGAGCCCGCCAGTGGAGGAGGGCGATAGCCCGAGCATCACGCTTTCTCTCGCCGTTGTCACAGGCGAGGCGACCCGTTCCCGGGGAGCGCGTTCGGTCTGGTCCAGCCCGCATCAGAAGGCGATCTCGCCGACGGACAAGTTCTGCGACGGCGTGAGCCGGCTCGCCAGGGGCGTTCAGCCAGTCTGGCCGAATTTCTAAGGACTGCCATGACCTTGCAAGAGTTTCTTGCCCTGCCACACCAATTCAGGTGGGGCGGGGTTGCTGGCGATGACTGCACGACCTTCTGCGGAACGTGGCTGCGCGAGAGCGTCGGCGTCGATCCCGCGGCGGCTTATCGCGGCACATACAGCACGGCCGAAGGCGCTCACGACATTCTGGCCCGGGCCGGCGGCCTGGTTGCCTTCGCTGCGGCCGCACTTGAGCCGCTCGGCTTTGTACGCACCGTCGATCTGCAAGACGGTGACGTCGGCGTTGTGCTCGCTCCTGCTGGCATGGCCGGCGTCAAGGAAGTCTGCGCTGTCCGCTTCGGACCGCTTTGGGCCCTGCTGGCCCCGTCCGGCGTCATCGCCAAGAAACTTGATCACGTTGCAGCGTGGCGCGCGCCGGATGGAGATCCGAACGTATGAGTTTCCATCACCGCATGATGCTGCAGCGCTATGGGCTGGGATGCACGACGTCGCTTTACAGCGAAGTTCTGTTCGACCCGATCTTCACGCCGATCTTCACGGCCGTGTTGGGTACGGGCGCCTTCAACATCGGCGTTGCGTCCATCTCTTACGCGTCGATCGCGTCGGCGATTGCAACGACGGCCATCTCCATCGGCCTGCAGGCGCTCCTGGCGCAAGCACCGAAGCCACCGAAGCCGGAAGATGGCAGGGCGCCGCTCAACCAGGCGATCCCCTTCCGCGTCTATGCCGTCGGCCGCACCCGCGTTGCCGGCGCCCGCATGATGTGGGAGGCGAAGGGCTCCAACCTCTATTCGGTGCAGGCCATCGCCGGCCATCGGATCAAGTCGTTCAACCGGTTCTACCTGAACGACGATGAGGTAACGGTCGTCGATAATGTCGTCACGCCTTTAACGACGGGTGGCAGGTACGGCGCTGGTTCCGCGAACGTCAGGCTGTACACCCGCCTCGGCGCGAACCCTGAAACGCCCTATGCCGAGCTCGTCTCCGCACTGGGCGCGGACGGCATCTGGACCAACGATCATCGCGGAGACGGACAGGCCTCGCTCGCAATGCGGGCGCATAATGCGGACGCGCAGGATCAGCAGACGGCGTTTCCGTACGGCGCGCCTTCGCCATCGGTTGAGATCGATGGCGCTTTTTGTTGGGACTTCCGAGATCCGGCCCAGAGCCCGATCGATCCGAGCACTTGGACGTGGACGCGCAACTCGGCCGTCATCTTAGCTTGGCACCTCTGCTTTAACGAGTTCGGATTCGGCCTCGACTATCAGAAGGCACTCTTGCCGGTCATCGACCTCTGGAAAGAGGAAGCCGATATCTGCGACGAGGATGTTCCTCTCGCCGGCGGCGGCACGGAAAAGCGCTACCAGTGCAACGGCTGGGATACGACCGAGAACGGTCCGAAATCCGGCTTGAACGCGATCTTGGCAACGTGCGACGGTCATCTGGTCGCTCGCGGTGACGGCGCCCGCATTCTGACCGTCGGTAAGTTCCGCGAAAGCAGGACGGCAACGCTGACCGATGCCGACCTCATCGGCCACAACCTCCAATACGGTGTCCTTTTCGAGGACGAGTGCAACCGCCTCGTGCCGAAATTCACCTATCCGGCAACGAACTACACGAGCTGCGATACCGACTTCTTCGAGGACACAGACGCGCAGATCGCAGCCGGCCGCGTCCTGACGATGGAGGGAAGCTACGAATGGTGCCACCAGTGGCGGCAAGCACGGCGCCTCGGCAAGCGTGATTGGCTGCGCCAGCGCCAGGAGGTCAAGGGCAGCCTTGATGTCCGACTTTCCGGGATCAACGCGGTCTATGCGCGATGGGTCCGGCTGGAGACGCCTAAGCGGCTGCCTAAGCTGGACGGGAAACTCGTCGAGAACCGCCGCTCCATCGTCGCCCTCACGAAGGGTGGCTTCACGATGGACTTCATCGAGCATCCGGAAGGGATCGATGACTGGAACCCGGCAACGGAGGAGGGGCAGCAGCCGCCAGTACCGCCGGCGGCGAACGCTTCGGACATTCCGACGCCTGTCATCAATCTGATCCAGGCCAAGGCAAACGGGGGCAGCGTCTATATCCGTGTGGTCATTATCGATCCTGAGGACGGCAGTTTCACGCCGGTCGTACGCTACAGGGTAGCCAATGCGGACGGCCTCGGGACCCCTGGCGCGTGGGTTGAGCAACCGAATCCAAACGCGGAGCCATCGGGCGGATACATCGACCTTTCGACGGGGAATGTCCCTGTTGATCAGGTTCTGGATGTGCAGGCTGCGTTCATCGCGTCAAACAGGCGGTACTCAAACTGGTCCGTGACGGAAACGGTCACTTCGACATCCGATCCGACACCTCCGGCTTTGCTCACATCATTCACCCTTACCGGATCTGCGCCGCGGCTCGGCAATGCGGCGTTCTCTTTCTCGACCGGCAACGACTCACACGTCCGATCCGTCGAGATATATCGGGTGCCTTCCGGCTCTGCGTTCGATCCAGATACTGCAACCCTGGCCGGCACGCGCGCAGTAGGGCCGTCGGCAAGCTATTCGTTCACGGACGGCGACGATACGAGGGGCAACCTTTTCGCCAACAGCGGCTTTGACGCGGATTCGGTGTGGTCCAAGGGGGCCGGTTGGACGATTGCCAGCGGCAAGGCAACGCACGCCGCAGGAAGCGCCAACTCGCTTCTTCAAACGGTGACACTGACCCCAGCGGGGACGGTTTTCCGATATCAGTTCGACGTCCTCGACCTGACGGCAGGGAGCGTCTTCACCAGGTTTAATGGCGGAACGGTCGTCAACGGTGTCGCGCGGACCGCGAACGGCACGTATCGCGGATCGATGACATCGCTGACGGGTAACATCTCTGCCGGTTTCAATGAAAGCTCGACGTTCGCGGGTTCGGTGGACAATGTCATCCTCTACCCAGAAACCCCGAGCTGCGCACCACAAGGTGTCTGGGACTACTATGCGGTCCCGCTCAACGGCTCGGACGTCGAAGGCCCCTATTCGGGCCCCGTCACTGTGACGATCGTCTGATCAAACCAAAAATCTAAAGCCTTATCGACCTCGGCCGCGCGCCGGGTCGATCCTTCATGGAGTGCTTCATGGCAGATGAAATCAGGGATGCTTTCGCAGTTGCTTGGCCGGACGGACCAGCGTCAGATCCAGTCGAGCCTGACAAGAGCACGATCCGCTCTATCGGGCCAGTCATCGATAAGAAGATCGCCAATACGGCGGCCGACCTGCAGATGCAGATAAACGAGGTTGAGCTGATCGCCGAGGCCGCCTCGGCAGGCCTGGTGCAAAAGGGAACATGGACGGCGCTGGCGGCAATCGTCGGAACGACGAACGGCCAGGCGGGGCGGGTTGCGGGACCAGATGCCGGCACGCATACCGATCCGGTCGTCGGCGGCACGGTCGCAAACGAGGGAGAATATGCATGGAGCACGTCGCCGGCTGGGTGGCAGCGCGTTGGTGACCTTCTCGTCTCCAAGGTCGCGCAGGTGGCGGCGAGCTTCCATGACAATCTCGGTTTCGTCGGCATGCAGCTTCAAACGGACGGTTCGCTGCGGCAGAACCCGCCAGAGAGAAGCTTTGAGATTGGCGATACGCGCAGCTCCGCTGAGCTGCTGGCCGTCCAGGATGAGTTCGGCTTCAAGGCTCTGTCCTTGACGGCAACAGAGTTTCGCGCGCCTGGCGTTTCTGGCGGCGAGGATGAGGGCTTCAACTCCGGGTTCGACGCTTCACCGCTGATCGATGGCCACCTCGTCGCCTTCGATGGCGCGGAGACGCATCTCTATACGCGCAACATTCTGCCGGCGCGCAGTGACATTTCCCGTGTGCGGGCATCGCTTTACAGCGAGGCGGCAACGGATGGATCGCGCGCCTCCTATAGCAGGCTCGGTGATGACGAGCTCGTCGTCGACCTCACGAAATGCGGTGGCACCGTCTACCTCCAAACGCGGCTGGACGAGGTGAACCCGGACATACGGCATCAGGCGACAATGTCCGTCGTGACACCTCCCGTTGCACCGGGATCGCTTAACACTGCGAGGGTGTTGATGATCGGCGACAGCATAACCAACCGGCAGATGGCGGCACGCATGAACGCCGCAGCCGCCGCCAAGGGCTACACGCTCACCTTCGTCGGCACTCTGAACGGGGCAGGGATCGGACAAATTTCGTAACCGCCCGATTGGCACCGCCTGCCGGATAGCGCCTTGATGGCCTAAGACACGTCATTAGCGACGTCGTTAGCGACGTGTCTTAGGCGAGGTATG